TGCACCAAGTATATTTCCGCTTATTAAGTTTATTACAACTAGTATAGCTTTAAGTATTGTTTCACCACCAACTGTTATCTTGGCAACAAGTCCTGCTATCAACATTTGAAATTTAGTGTAAAGCCAAGTTTCTACAAGATCTGGTAGATGAGAATTGTTTAGAAATCTTGCAATAGCTGTATCAATCTTACCCCAATCTAGGCTATTAAGTACCTCTATTATGGTATCTACAAAAGGAGCCAACTGACTTCCCCAATCAATACTGTTATTTAATAATTGGTCAACTAAACCCTTTATGAGTTCTATTATTTGATCTTTATGCTGTGCAATTGCATCACCAATTTTTCCTATATTTTCAAATATTGCTGATATAGCGTTGGTAATGGAATTTACTATATTGTTTATTGCATCAGGGTCAGACCCAAGTCCTTCAAAGAAACTATTGATTGAACTGCTTATAGTGTCACCTAACAAATTAAGAGCATCTACTATAAGTCTGCTAATAGTACCTATAAAGCTTGGTAAATTCATACCAAGTCTCTCAAATACTTTTGATATGATTTTTGTTATCTTCTCACCAGTATGATTCTCTTCAAAAGTGTCAAGAGCTGTATTTATTGCACCCTCAACATCAGCAAATAGTAAATCAATAAAGTCACTAATGTTTCTTAGACTTGATCCAGTGCTTAAATTATCTATAATACCTGCAAATATCTCACTAATCTTATCGGAAGCATTTGTAAATGGATGTTCTGCCAAGAAAGCTATAGCTGTTGTTAATACTCCCCTAAAGTAGGTGTAAACTGTGTCAGCTGTAAGATCAGCATCAAGCGTTTTCCAAAATGTATTCCAAGACTCTGCTATGTTAGTTCCTAAAGTCTGCCAGTGTAATTCCTTACCAAAACCGTTTAAGAATTCTAATCCAGTGTTAAGACTATTAGCTATTAAGTCACCTAAGTCATGCCAAGCATCTTTATCATCAATAATAACATTTAATAATGAAGCTAAGTCCCTACCTAATCCACGAGCTTCCTCTCTTATTTTTGACCAGTCAAGCCCCTCTTCCCACTTTTTGAACTGGTCAAGCATGTCACGAAGCATATTTTTAAGGTTAGGAAGACTGTAGTCCGTTACATCATCAAGTGCATCTCCAAACTCACCAAGCCAACTACTTGGATCATAATTCTGTAAATCCTTTATATCATCTGTTAATCCTGATGTCTTGCTGTCACTTGATTTATCCTCATTGATCTGAATGACATCATCAAAGGATGCTACTTTACGAGAAGCAGCTTTAGCCTTCTTGCCTGTTTCTTCTATACTGTCTCCAACTTTACCAACATTGTCAGCATACCTACCAACATTGTCAGCCATATTATTACTAAAGGCAGAAGCTAAACCATTATTGTTAGTTCCTAAATCTATATGTAAAAGCTTAGCTAATACATTTACAGCATATGTAGCTAAATTTACTAACTTGGTCAGTACAGGGGCAACTATTGCATATAGTTGTAAAGCTAACTGTCCAACAGTTGAGTTAAAGTTAGCCCAAGCATTTTTCAACTGGTTAACTTTACCAGACGCTGTATCCATATATTGATTGTAAAGACCTTGAATAGACTCCCCACGCTGTAGCAGGAAGTTAGTTCTTTCAAGTTCTGTATTTAATGATTTAAATTGTGCTATATCAGAGTCAGTAAGGTCGAAAGCCTTTGCTATTGCTGACCTACTATTTAATACTCCAAGATTTATTGCGTTTTCATACTGACTTGCTATATTTTCTACGCTCTCACCAGAAAATACTGATAAATCAAGAGCCATATTGTTTAGTGCTTTTGAATACTTGGTAACTCCATCAGCATCTAGTCCAAGTTGAGATGTAACAGCAAGTATTCCTTTCATACCTGCCATCATCTCTTTAAAATCTGTGTTAGTTAATTCTGAAAGGTTCTTTGTATAATTAATTATGTTTGAACCTGCATCAGCTCCAAGATACTCATATATCTTAAAATATGAATCTTGTACATCAGAACCTATGTCTGCAAATTCACGTATTTGTTCTATACAATCACCACAGAAGTTAGCTATATTCTTAAATGCGTCTGATATAGCCTCCAAACCGTCAACAAATAAGTCAACACTGCCTGTAGCTATATCACCTAGGAATTTAGCTGTCTGAATACTAACACCCTTGAATCCATCTATTACTTCATCTGTAGCTTTAGAAATCTCACTGAACACCTTAGCAAGTATAGTAAAGGCGGCTACAACTGCTGCTATTTCAGGAGCAGCCATCCCAAGAGTGCTTAACAATCCCTCAATAGAAGCAGAAGACAACTTGCCTGACTTCACCATATTTAAGAGTGTATCTTCAAGACCATCTAAGTTTACTTTTGTATCTTTAATGGTATCCCCATTTTTATTTAGTTCATCTACATACTGACTTAATCCACCAGCTTTTGCATAATCAAGATAATTACCAAGTCCACCAACTTCTGTATTGTTGTTGATTTCTTTATATTTCTCTTCAATTATGTCAATGCTGTCAATTATTCTTTTTAAGGCGTTATCATCACTTTTATTGACATCTTTTAATTGTCTGCTTAAATTAATTACACTATTTGTAAATTCGTTTATATCCTTTGTGGCTTTATCTATACCCTCAGTATTTACTTTTACATTAGTGTCTACGTCAGTACGTATTTCATTATCCGCCATAGCCTACTCCTTAATAATTATGGTTTCTTAGATTGTCCAACTTATCTCTTAAGCTATTATTTTTCTTAGCCTTGCACTCATCATTGAACTCTAATGGTTTCTTTAGCTTGCCAAACAATAAACCTAAGAAAGTCTCTGCATTTAAGAACTGTTCTTGTGCCTGTTTATTTAAATTAAATATGTATCTATCCTTAAGACCCTCAGAATACTTATACATATATCTAGTGCTCATACCCCAAAAATCTGAAAGTCCTAAATTATTATCTAATACACGAACTTCATTACAGAAGTTTTCTAATACATCAGAAAATGATTTGTATTCTGTAACATTATGCTCGTCCTTATCATCCTCTGGTTTTCTACCTATCAAGTCATAAGCTAAATATTCAAAAGTCTGTTCAAAGCCATATTTTTCTAGGCAATCTTCTAGAATCTTATATGCCTCCTCTTCAGAACATTTTTTTCCTAACATAATTAAATCAGCAGCAACATCAAAATTTCCTGCTGCCAATTCTCCTAACAAGTCTCTATCATTTAATAACTCGTAGTCTATAATATCTTTAATGATGAACTCATCTACAATCATTTCTATCCCCTTATACTAAAAGAGGGGTTGAATATACTACTGTATACCCAACCCCACATATTTATGCACAATCGGGTATTTAATTAACCCTCAGCTGCTGTTGGTAAAGGAACTATTGGAGTCTCTACCTTCTCACTAGTCTCTGTAACTTCTTCACTAGTCTCTTTAACTTCCTCACTAGTTTTATTTTCTTCACCAAGTGAGTTCTTAAGATTCTCACCTAACTTAGCAAGCTGGTTGACTAAGTCATTCATACTATTCAATGCTGCTTGCTGCTTGTCTATTGTTTCATGTAAATTAATAAGCTGTTCTTTAAACTCCTTTGATAGTGGTATATCTATAGCCAAGTCAGAACAACAATCACAGAAGATATCAACAAGTGTTCTTTCATTAGCCAGCTCACGCTCTATAATAGCCTCAGCCTGTTCATCCGTTATTTTAATATTGCCAAGTTTTACTAAAGTGAATACATCAGTAACATCAGGCAACCTCTTTTTTCTTATTACTCCAAGAGTAATGTCATCTAATACATTTCCCTTGAACTTCTCATCATTCTCACGCTTATATCTTTCAGCATAAGATTTTGAAAACTCGCCTACAGTGTGAATTGTGAATTTAGTTGTAATATTCGACCTTGTCATAGTGTTATCCTCTCTCTTTAAAATGATAAGGGGGACACCTTTAAGGTGTCCCCTAAACCTATTGGTTCCTGCTTACGGTGTGTAGGTATGTGCAACATTATCGTTAAGCACAGCCATCGTAATGGTAAGACTTGCAGCTTCTCCGTTAGGTATCTCTGCACCCCACTCACTGATGGTTCCTGAGAAACCATAGATCAGTGAATGATTGGTGTCGTTATCAAAAATACCAACTGCAAGTTTCTGGTCTGAGTCATAGTATCCTCTCAGAAGATCCATGTCACTCTTCGTAAGATTCAGTACAAGGCTAACATCATTAGGTGTAGCCTTACCTGTTATCTTAGAAGCTGAAGGATACCTATAACCATTAATCTCAGAAGTCTCCTTGCTTGAACCCATTCCATTGATGTCATTCAGCTCACCAATGAAATCGTCATCTGAAAAGGCTACCGGAGTTGTATTACCAGTAGTCGTTGACATGCAGATTGGATACTTTCCTTCACCAGCGCTTACGACTCCTGCCGCCTGTACCCAACTGCTCCACGATGCATCACTCATTGCTCTAATCTCCTTTCTTAGTAGTAAGCTAGAGTTGTTACTCTTCTTTATTTATGTAATAGAATACTTGTGTATTCATTATTACCATCTGTAATCCCTTGCTATTCTTACCTGCTGGAATAATATTAATTAATGAGGCATTTTTCACATAAACGTTACTGCTCATTGCATCACTAATGAAATTCTTAAATGAATCAAGCAAGTAATTCTTTGCATCCTCTATATTACCTTGTTTAGTCACTACACTAATTTGAACATTAGTTATCCATAATGTATGACTATCTATTCCATCATATGAAGGTTGTTTTCTTATCATATACTCAAATATTCCAACATCACCTTCATGATCTTCCCTAATTGATTGGTTACTAGTCCTATGGTCAGGAATTTTATCAATGATAGTCTGACCGTCATCACCATATTCATAGCCAGTAGCTAATCTATTTTTTAAGTGTTCAAATAATGAACTAGTGATATCATTCATTAACTTAATCCTCTTATATTTATACCAAGAGACTTAGCAACTAATACTGAAGCTGTATATAAAAACTTATGCTGACCTCTTGGATTGCCTTCGCTTATTATATTGTTCCAAGTAAACTCCTCAACATACCAAGCGTAGTTTACTCCTGTGTCTCCGCCACCAAATACAACTGCATATTTATTTCCACCTTGATGTACTACTCTACCTGATCTCCTAAGGGCACCAGTACGTACAGGACATAAATCTTGAGCAACTGATAATATTTCCTTTGCTACATCATAATTTAATTCCTGTATACCTATACCTACCTCGTCAAGTGCAACCTTATCTAGTGTTGTTGGTATAGATGTCTCTATTGCACGAGTATCTCCGACATTCTGTTTTATATCATTTATTACCTGTTCAGAAAGAACCCTATATAGTTCTTGATGTATTCCATCTATGTAAGTTCCATTCTTACTATGGTTCTTTCTATATCCTATGTTCGTATATGTAACTTTATGAGTATCTACACTTATATCTATAAAATTACTTGACATAGTTTAAAAACCCCGTGCTTAACATCATTGCGTTAATTGGAACAGACTCCATAATCTCGTGTCCTTCTATGAAAGACTTTGGTACAAGAGGCTCAGCCGTTCTGTACACTATAGTACAAGTCACTGAATCACCATCTTCACTATGTATTACCTTAGTCTGACCTTTGACCCTTAAACCAAGAACAGTTGTCTCTGGCTTAAATATTGGCTGGTCTGAATCAGTTAGACCGTCAAATTCTTTATATCTAAGTGGTTTATGAAAGTAATCAAACATTTCTTTATCTCCTATATACACTGTACAGAGAGGTAGCTAGTATCCTCCCTGCACAGTGCTAAAGAGGATAACAAAATGGAGAATCTGTCAATTATAATGAATCCTCTTTTTCACTAAGCTTGTTGCTGTTGTAGCTCTTTGTTGAAATGCCAAGCACAACACCAAGAGCTGTGTCAAGTGCTACTAAAGTAAGACTTATTTGCTCACTGTAGGGTATCCCCCATATATTGCCCAAACTCATTACAAAAGTAGCAAGTGCTGGAAGAAGTAACTGTGCAACCCATTTCAAAATGTCATAAGTTTTATTCGATATCTGCATCTTTTATATCCTCCTTGTTTTATTTTAAATCATCCTCGTATCTATCATCAGCCTTATATGGCATTCTCTCTTTATCTATTAAATACTTCTCAAGTTTTTTCTTAGCCTGTTTTACTGTCTCTGTATCATCCTTATTTAAAGCATGATCTAACAGAGCTAACAGAGCTTCCTGAGTTATAGTATTGCCATACTCTATATTATCTAAGCGTGCTTTATCTATTGATAGACAATGTTGAATTTTCTTTATGTCATCTTCTACCTTATTAAGACGCTCATTTTGATCCTTTTCTGGCTGTCTTATTTTAGCTACAAACCTCATAATCACAGCTATTGCTGATGATATAGTAACTAATGCAGCACAAGTAGCTATTATAACGTTCACTATATCTTGTGTTGTCATCATTATTGGCTTGTCCATTGGTGTGACCTCCTAAACTATATAGCTCCACTCGTTAAAATAGATTCTCCATATATCTTTACTAATGCCAATATTATTTAATGAAGTAGAACTTACAGAATCAGAAGCAGATGCAAATTCAATCCTAGCACCACCACCATCAGCAAATGATTTCACACCCATATTCTTAAGCTTATATTCGTCTGAAACAGAAGCAAAGTGATTATAAAATAATTGTTTAAGCATACCCATCTTAATGCTATTAGGACACTCAACAGTTTTACCATTTATTACTCTAGGCCATTCCATATCTTGATCTGAGCTTACTTTTGAACCTTTGTACATCATTAAAGGAATGTCTACTTGCTGTGTCATATTCATCAACAGAATTTCTTTATCATCAACAGAGAGGGAGCTCCAATACTCCCTCTCCGCAGAAGTTGACAGAAACATCTGTTGTATAAATGCATCAGCCTCAGCAACTGTCATGTATGAATTTTCACCAACTATTAATGACATTGTTGTTATCCCCTCTTAATTATGCTCTTGGTATATCTACTATAGATACACCTAATGCTGTTATTGCACTCTCATCACCTGAAAGCTGTTGGTCAGAATACTTATAAACAACTACATTGCCCTGTGTGAATGTAGAGCCCTCTTGGTAATCACTACCTAATTGAAGAAGCTTACCATATGCAGTTGCTAATTCAGCAAAGTCTACAGCATCCCATACATCAGCAAGGTCTAAGTATGATTGAAGTTGTGATACAGGTACAGAATTATTCTTATAATATACACTGCCCGGTACACCTATTATTGCTAGACTATCATTTATAGTAGAGTTATAAAGTGCATGTCCACCTCTACCTCTGTCAGCATAATACATTTCTACATCTGTATCCTTATATCCAAGATCAACATTCGTTAATGACTTTACGTTAATATTAGCGTACTCACTACTCCCAGCAAAATAATCAGTTGATAAGTCTATATCCGGATTAACAATTGATGGAGCAATTACAATTGTATTTGGTGCTGTGAACCCATTTAGCATATTGTTTACTCTTACATATCTACCTGAAGCTTTTAGTGTAAATATTGCATTAAGGTCAAGTGTAATGTCATCATTCTCTTTACTAGTATATATTCCCTTGGCATTACGTAATACTCCAGTCAAATCAGATGTAGCTATTTGTGCTGTACCAGCAATTGCACGTAATGCTTCTACTAGTATCTTGCCATCACAATCATCTAATGTTAGTTTTTCATTTACTTTATCAAATGCATAAGTAAAGTTAGAATCCTCAAATTTAATGTCTGAATCACTTACTGTGTATGAAGCTATATTTTTCAGTATTATACTTAATCCTTCACCTTTTAATCCACTAAATGCACTCCTAAAATTGACTTTTGTTCCTGTAATTGGGCCTTGTGTACTTCTACTATCTGTAATGTTTAGTTCAATTATTAATTCTTTAGCTGAATTATCTGGATTAGCACTATCATTATTAAATGATGCATTCTTAAGCATGTTTGAATAATCTATTTTATCATCTATATCGTTAGCTGTTGTATTATCATCTAATGCTATTGAATTTTCAAATGTTATTGTCTGTTGTGTATACTTGTTTACTACTAATGATGGCATATCATCTTTTATGATATCATCATATTCCTCTACAGGTACATTATCCAAGCTTTCTGATGTTTTTCTTTCTATTGCCCTCTGTATCTTGTTTATTGCTGTTGTAGCTCTCTGTAAATCATCAACTATTGTTGTACTCATATGTATACCTCCTATTATTTAAACAACACATAAATACTTATGCTTACATAAATTTTTATCTATTGTTTAAATACATAGGGGTGTATTTCTACACCCCCAAATTGTACTTAATCAGTGCCATCCATGGCAGCCTCAAGAGCATCTACTGCGTCACTGTAGTCTCCATTGGTCTTCCAGTAGTCATCATCATCCACCGATACAGTCTTGTAATCATCAACATCGACATTAGACCCGTTTAGACGCTGTTCGAATAGTCCCATCTGTTGTGAGAGACTGCTACTGATCTCCTCAACCGATGGACTCAGGCTTCCCCCGATATTAAAGCGAAAGCATTAGGTACAAGGATACCCCAACCTATGTAGATCTCACCACGGAGATAAACCTGATTGTGACCTTTAAGGTCTCCATCCTCACTGTTGTCTGGATTACCATACTGTATGACTTCTATGGTAATGTCCTTGCCCACGCCCCATCTGAAGAAGTCACGGAAGTTTCCAACTACTGCCTTGTCAGCAGAACTATTGAAGCTAACAGTGCTGTTAGTATCAACAGGAAGCCCCTTGATAACATCAGGCTGTGAACCCCAACCAAGCTCAGGGAACAGAGGAGTGCCATCCTGACGAGTCTCTGATGCAAGAGAAGACCTGAAGCCTGGAGACATTGCCATTCCTGTAACCTCGTGCTCATGACCCGTAACAAGAGCTATAGCACTCTCAACATCTGCGTTAGCAGAAGCTGTAGGAGTTACAACCTGACTCTGTGCAACTGCAACAGCATCAAAGTTGTTATTACCTATAAGAGCACTAGCGTTTCCTGTACGAGGATTTACACCGTGCATAGCACCTATATCAAGTGCCCTAGCTGCCTTTGCTGCGAATCCCTCAGAGAAAGCTCTAAGATATCCGATTCTCTGCTCGTCAGCAGCTGTAACGAACTCATCAGAAACCCTCATGCCGTACTCAACCTTGATGGGTCTGATCTGAACAGGATTGATGGTTCCACCACCTACACCCTTTGCTGCTCCCTCACCAACAAAGTCAGCTTCCTTGTCAAAGTTGAAAGTAAACACATCAGTGCCTACAAAAGGAAGTGGCTTCTGCTCGGAAAGTCTTGCCAGAGATGACTTACCCCTTACAAGATTAAGCATCTCATTACTCAGTACTGCTGGGAAATTAGTCCCCTTAGTTAATGATCCCATGTCATTACTCCTTTCTTATTCACCTTTTAAAGTCTGGCTTAATGCCATTAACTCCATATCTGTTACATTATTTCCACCAGAAGCGTTTCCACTAGCTGGATTGTAACCCTCTAATACAGGAGTACTCTCAGGAGTATTCCTACTCACAAATAGACCTGACTGCTCCTTCTTAAGTGTCTCAAAGGCCTCATCAAGTCCAGTGACCTTTCCATCTGCTCCAACCTTAACGTTGTCCATCTTTATTAATGACTTAATTGCATCAGCAGTTATTCCTTTATGAAGCTTTACGTCTGCCATCTTTTTATTGAAAGCATCATTAATCTTCACATTGTTAGCTGTCTTTACAACAGTATCATTTGATAACTGAAGTATTGCTTTAAGTCCATCATCCTCAACTGTGTTAAGGTCAAACAGTCCTGTCTCTTGATTGAATTTAATCTTGCTATAATCAGCCACCTTAGTGTCCTCCTGTTTCTTATCTGTGTTATCCTCTTTTTTATCACCAGTCACATTGATGTTTATAGTGTTACTAGCTTCCTTTTTCTTGTCCGCCTCTTTAACTAAAACATCCTTACCTTTTGAATTTAATGTAGCGAGAGACGCTTCATCAAATTCACCATCTAAGCTTATTCCCATTTCCTTTAGTGCATCTTGTAGCTTCATTTTGTTTTCCTCCTTTAAATTTATAAGTTAAAATTTTCAACACTTCGGTTAACTAAATTATCAGTTTGTTCCTCAATTTCCTCATTTTGCTGTGCATCTTCTGTATCTAAACCATCTTCTAGGTCAATCTGTCTCTGTTCTACAATTGACTGATCCTCACTATATCCAAAGTACTTTTCTCTCAAAGTCTGTCTACTTAATATCTTGCAAGTGCTTAATATCTGGCATACTTCTGCAACATTTTTATCATTGTCGGTCTGACCTATATTGAAGTTAATATTTAAATCTTCCTTGTTTAGCTCTAACCCGTTTGTGCGAGCAAGGACATAAAGGGAGTCAACTACTTCATAATACACGTCAGTTAGTACCCTATTGGCTTTATCTATTGCACCTTTAATTAAATTACTGATTGACTCTTCAGAAATATTGCCAGAGTATTCAGAAGATAAGAATACACGACCAAGCTCTGATAACTCATAGAGTTCACTCTTTAACTGATTAATGAAAGTCTCATAGCTATCAAGTTTCATATCCTGTTGAAACTGCTGAGGAACTATAGCCTTGTCATTATTTCTATCTTCAGTGACAAGCATATTTCCATTAACTGTTTTAAGTCTATAAGTACCGTCTTCTAACTCCTCCACAGAAGACATTCCTACAATTAATAAGGGGTCAGCAAGGGAGTTCAAACCATGATGTTCTGCTGATATTCTTTGTTCTAATGCTGTCACTATATCCTGAATGTCAACATATGGAGATGTTCCATATATATTCTCTGGTTCTACTCCAGTAGACAAGCACTGTACCATGCTAGCATCAGTTACTCCTGTACTATACCAATTTCCATCCTTGCTTATTTTTCTACCTTTATATGTATATTCAACAGAATTTCCTAATGAACCACCACCAAAAGAGAGGTAGTCAGAATAAGTACCTGAGTACTCTTTTACAATTTCAAAGATCTGACCATTGAAATGAATTTCAAATCTGATGTACTTTACTTTTATCTCTCCGAACTCTTTTACTTTAATAGGCTGATATAATACATAAGCAAGTACACTATTCACATCATTATCAGCCACAATCTTGAAAGCATAGTTTGGAGAGAAAACAGAGGCTCCTTGCTTATAAGTCTTTATGTAACTATCTCCGTAAATAGTACAATACTTAATAGCCTTGCGTATGCTATCAAGCCACTTGGTTTTCTCTATTATTTTATTAAGTGCTACATCATTATCTTTGCTGTTAGTTTTAATTACTATCTCGTTGTTAAATATAAGATCAATTAACTTATTAGACAGTAGCTTGTAATAGTTTAAACTTAATACCTTATATGGTATCTCTTTTTCAATCTTGTTGATCATAACTATCATGTTACGACCATTACCATATTTACCACCGTATTGTTTTCTTCTGAACTTGTATTCTGCATTTTTTGCTAGCATCCTCTTATTCGGAAACTGTTCACCAGCATTTAAAAATGAAAAATCATGTTCATAATCTAAGTCAAAATCATACATCCATAAGTTCATTGTTTTTTCTCCTCTGAACCATCAATCTTCAGTGCTATAGTAAAATGTATTTTTAATCATATCCTTGTTGTCAGTAACTCTAATGTTAAATCTGTTTATGTCATATTTATTTAAAAATGTAACTAATAAATCTACTACTTCGTCTGCTCCCATATCTCTTCTTGCTATGTGCTCATTAATAAGATTCTCAAGATCATGTCTACAAGGATATGTATCAAAACTCTTTATTTCTATGTAAATATCAAAATTATCAACAAATTCACATCTGCCATTATCATCATAATTTTTAGATTTAATTTTAAATTCAAAAGTCGCTTTTGTTTTTCTATGTGTCTCCCAATGTCTATCTTTATCAAGTACATTAGGTACTTTATTAAGTCTCCGCCTACTCATAGTTGTATCCTCCTTTAGAATCTGATGTTCATATAGTTCGCATACCTGCAACAATCTATGCTATGATTATTGCTATCGCGTAGCTCATTAGTTACTTGTTCATACTTGTCTACAACATATTCATACTCTGTAAATTCCTTGTAAGTTACAGGTGTTAGTGATTTACAAATATAAATCCCTTGTAAACTCTGCAACCACAAAATGCCAGCCTCTACTGAACCTTGTGCCTTCTTAACTGGAATAGGTTTAAGCTTTTCTTTAACAAGCATATCTCTTATTAATGGCACTGCAGAATCAATATAAAATTCAAGGTTATGTGTATTTATTCTTCGTATTCCTTCTGCAACCCTGTGTATTACTGTCTCTCCACCCTTATCGTTGTATTCTGCTAAACAGTAAAGATTCAGTTCTTTCTTATCAAAGTACCATTCGCCATAATGGAATGGATCAGGACCACCATTTCCTACGTCAAGTCCACGATTTATCTTTGTTATGTTAAGACTTGATGTATTACCATCCCAGTCTCTTATATTTCTAAAGACATTAATTGTGTCACTACCCACAACCTTACCAAGATAATACCACTGGTAATATTCGCTATTAGTTTTTTCTCCTATGCTTATATCAACCAAGTCAGTAGGAGATATCCAATCCGTATGCCCGTATTTAATAAGTGCTTTATATGTACAATGAAATACTACCTGTTGAAATGTGTAGTTTTCTAATTCAAATTCTGAAACTATCTTTTCACCAAAAGTCTCATCATTACTAAATCTTGCTATTACATTTTCTGTAACGTTCTCATATTCTTTATTTAAGAAATGAGAACTGCTCTGTCTTGGGTTATATGAAATAATGGAGACAAAGTGAAGTAAGTCACCACGACCTACTGAGCTCTCTATATTCTTTATCTGTTTTAAATTCCTGAAGTTTGTAGCTTCTTCAACCCATAAGCACCAAAAACTTCCAGCTTTACTTTTTACACCTTTTAAACGCTCAGGATCATCTACACCAGTACAGATGATTTCCACATCTGTATCATTTCCATAAGCATCTTGTAATACAAATGTATGTTTAGTCTGAATATATCTAAAATATTGATTCAACCCTAAAATTTTTAGTGTTGAATTAATAACATTATCAAGTCTTTTCTGCACATCAGTTTTGGTTGAAAGAACACATATAGCACTTCGCTTTTTTGTTAGTGTTCCCACAATTACAATTATACTTATAAGAACACTCTTACCTGAACTTCTTCCTCCCTTAATGATGGCTCTTAAATACTTAAAGTTTAGTATCTCATTAAGTAATTTCTTAAATGAAGGTAAGACGTGCTTGTCAAGATTAACATTCACCATCATCCTCCGAAATATTCATACTAACTGTTACATTCTTTTCTATACTGTCCAGTATTTCTTTATTTTCTACAGCTCTACGCTGTATATCATAAAGTTTTACTATATCCTTATTATCAAACTTGTCATTATATAAACCTTCATGTATTTTGGTCTCTAACATCTCGTCTATATTATATGCAGCACTCCAATATGCAGCTTGCCACTCTCTACTCTGATTAAGTTGTTTTGAAAAATTACTGCCAGCATATAATTTCTTACTAGCATCAAAATAGTCTGGGAATTTATCAGCAAGATATCTATATAGATCTGCATACCCTGTTTGAGGGTTGGACATTCTGAATTTTCTTGTTTCTACACATACTAAAGGAAGCAGGTTAGCTCTCATCAATTTTTCAACTAAACTTGGAGAACCTGAAAGCTTATTTCCTTTACCTGCTTCTATCTTATTTAATCGTGTTCTTGTTATTGTTGTTGGCACAGTACCGGGCTTAGAAAAATGTCCTTTTCTTCCTTTTGGTTTTTGCAATTTTTCCTTATGTCTATTATTCATAATCTTGCCCACCTAAAAAATATTAAAACACTACATAAATAATCACTATGCTATGTTTTATGCACATTAAAGAGGTGTACATAAGTTAATTAAAAATTTTTAAGCAGGTAGATATGTATAAAATTATTGGTTATATGCTCTTCAATAATGCTAATAGCTAATGTTTAATACTTAATGTACACATAAAATACTAAAATTGCAGGACTATGAAGTTATATCTGTTTTATTGAATAACATAGATGTATATTGATTTATACTATTATGAGCTTCATTTTGTATAAAATGATTCTAAGAATTATAGCCTTGCCATATATACCGCCGCCAAGAAAAGGCACCTGTTATGTATTGTATGTTAAAATTAAACAGTGAAACACCCTATTGCTATTACTAACAACAGGGTGTTTCTTCGGCAAGT